TTGTATGATAACTTGAGAAATGGTGACTATGAATTTGACAACTGCTTAGAGCATAATTTAGATATTATTGAGAAGGAGCTAGGGTTTGATCCTAGGAGGGTTGAAGATGACCAAATATATACAAGAGTTAGAGAATTATTAGAAGCAACATATTATGAATCATGGAATAAGAAGGGCGATACATTCATCTTCACTGAAACAGGCATGATGCAGGGAATAATTCATTTTGGGAGCAGTTTGTGCCACACTGGTTATTTGATTGTGTGTAAAAATGCCGTGATAGAAATTGCAGCAAAGCTTGGCTTAGAGATAATCGTTGATACTGTTCAATCCTCTGATGATTCTGCCATGATGGTTAGCGCAAAAGTGACTGATATACAGCAGTATTATAAATTTGTTGTGTTTAGTCTTGCAATATTCAAATTTAAAGGTTACTTGTCAAAGTGGGTAGCAATATATCAGAGCCCTAAGAGCACTCAAGGAATGGATAGGTCAATGGAATTCAATTCCAATTTTTTCTTTGGAGAAAATGTTTTTACACCAACAATAAAAGCTGTGTTAGCATCAACAACAATAGAAGAAACAGAATCTATAGCTTCTAGACAGGAGTCTTCAAATGGTTTAATAACAGGAGTTGTAGAAAATGGAGGCTCATTCTTTTTAGCTCATTTGTGTCAGGTATCTCAAGCAATGTTAAATTACAGACTCATGGGCAGTTCAGTTAATAGATATTATAATTATTATTCAAATGAAATTAAGAAGATAAGAGATCCTTCACTTGGTTACTTCCTTCTTGATCACCCAAATTGTGCTGGACTCTTTGGATTTAAATTCACACTATACAAAGCTTGTAGAGACACAGACCTAGGGATTCTGTATTCTAGACAGTTGAATGAATCAAAAAATAGAGATGAGAAGAATAGTTTAGAAATAACTAATGCTGGTGCATTCATCAATAACACTATTGTTTCTTGGGGAAGTAGGCAAAAATGGAAGAGATTAGTAGATGAAATGAATTTGAGTGTGGAATGGCTTGACTACTATGATAAACATCCTGAAGCTCTATTCAGAAGACCTAAAAATCATGATGAAATGCTCACTAAGTTAGCATATAAGATAAATACTCCAGGAGTCGCAGCTAGTGTTTCAAAAACAACTAATGTTTGCGTAAGAGTTATTGCCTCATCTGTCTACTTTATCACACACTCAATAGTGAAATCAAAGAAGCTGTGGTATAATTCTTCTGATGATAAAAATGACAAATCAAGCATTTTGGAGTTAATAAGAAGATTTAAGGAGAATATAAGTCAGAATGTGACTGAAGACATAAGAGGAGCCTTGAAATTCATATTTCCTTTTTATAAAGATTATGATGAGATAATTGATAGTTTGGAGGTATTCAGAAATCAAATATATGCATTGAATGACAGAGTTAAGAGAGCAACTAGTGATATAAAGGTAGCTACAGGACAAACTGAGACTTATTTTTCACCAATTAGAATGTGTGCTCAAAAATGGTTTAATTTTGATAGAGTCAATGCATCCCAAAAGGTGTTTGATGAACAATGGGGATATTTAAGAGCAGGAGTTCAGTGGATTAAAGAGACATTCTCAGAGACATTGGATGCTAGCCCTTTTGACCATGCAGCACAGATGGTAAACTTTATTGAGAGACTAGAGACTAAGGACAGGACAGTGCACATAAATGGATCTCAGATCTCCACTGGCGGGAAGAATAATTATATATCAATAATTGCATTAAATTTCTTCAATGGCACTCAAGTAAATTTAGGAGATGAGAGGAATGTGCTAAAGGACTCAGGAATGAAGCATTCAGATGCTGCACACATTCTAACAAAAGTTGATCAATTACCTTACTTAGAATGGAAGAAACTGCAATTTAAGTGTGATTTCTTGAAAGCTTTTCCGGAACTGAAGTTTACAAACAACCAGCAAAAATCTAAAAAGAACACTTTAAGCACACTGCAATTCATTCTCAAGAATTCTGCTTTAATTAATGGAAGGAATGAACTGAAAGAATATGACATTGTCATGGATAGGAAAACAGAAGATGAAGTTATGAGAAGGATTGACAGCAATAATGATGGGTTATTTGGAACATATGTGCTAAGGCAAACTTTCAAGAATGGGAGATATGAAGGAAAAGGAATATGGATTGGTAGAATAGATGATTTTGTGGCAAGGATAACAATAAATTCACTAGGAGAAAATAATGTGTTAGAGAAGATTGAGTTGAGAGGTGACATCAAGAGACCTAGGGATTTTGTTTCTGGAATAAAAAGGTGGTGTAATGAGCACAATTGTAAGAATCTGCCAATATTTAACATAGAAGGAAAAGCAAGCTTCTATTTAAGCAATTTTGTCTTATCTGCAACTGAGGCAAATGGGAAAGTGCCAATCTTTACAAGAGTTGAGATAAACAGGATTGATTATGTAAATTATAGACTAATTAAGCCAAAAATACTCATAAAGAGAAACACAGTAAACATAATTGCCCAATTAAGTGACAAGGAGCCATCTGGTTCTATTATATTGACTTACACAACTAG